CATGGTCAGGAAGGCCATGACCTGTGGCGCTGTAAAAGACAGATCATCCATTCCGGCGATGGCACTCATGGGGCGGGTCTCGCATTATCATGCCATTAACCACCGGCCCGCATTGTGTACGGAGCCGGCGCCCTCTCTTCAGGGTTTCGGTCAGCGGGTCGGAGGTGCGCCTACACCGCCGGCCCGCGCTTCAGATGGGGGCCGAAGCCAGAGCGATTATGGATATCGCGATGAGCCCAACGACGATGCCCCAGAACATCCATGACAAGACGCTCAAGGCTTGGCCTCTGGCGGTGCCGCGTTTGCCGGCGCAAGGAACGTGCCGATCAGACCGCCGACGAGCGTCGCCAGCATGTCGATCTGCGTTCCGCTAATTGCGCCATCGGGGATGAACTCGTTCGCGACAGCCCATGTGACCAGTGCGCCGATTAGCGAGCCGAACAACTTCGAGAAGCGTGCCGGATCAAAGCGCGACTTTGCGACAGGGACCGTAGGCTCTTGTCCTGCCCCGCCCGTGGTGTCTGGGGGCAACTGAGGTTGGGTTGTAGGAACTGGCACACTTGCGCCCGTATCGGCTTCCACGACCTCGCCAAAGCCCGCCACGCGCAATGCCGTGAAGAACTGGCGGTGCGCCTTCGCGATCTTCGCGTCGGTGCCGTCCTGGCCGTTAACGATGCGGCGCGGGTTCTGAGAGACCGGAGCATCCAGCGCAGCGGGGAAATCGAAGTCGGACAGCTTCTTGCCGGTAAAGCGACCTTCGGACATGCCCACCACCGCGATGTCTGCGCCGATGGCAGGGTCGAGCGCAAACGACGGGTTGCCTACCAGATCCACGCCGAGGCGGTCGCCCATGCGACGATAGTTGTCCTCATGCGTCAACTGCACAGGCCCACGACCGAACCAGCCTTCGCGCCAGTACGGCTGCCGCACCCACGAAAGCTGACCAGCAGCGAAAGCGCGATCAAGGCGCGCGATCACCGTTGCATCGGACGGGTTCTTGTCCTTGTGCGAGGCGAAGACCGTCTCCTTGATCGGGAGCATATAACCCCCGGTCTCGTGCCAGACCTGCGCCAGGATATTAGCGACGTGGTGGGGATCGCTGACCCCGTTGCGCCGGCAGGATGCGAGGATGGCTTCGCACCCGTCGACGGCGCTCTGGGGCAGCCGCCCGTTGAACACGGACGCGCGAATGCTGGCGAAGAATTTGCCGAGGTCCATCAGCCCCTCCCCTCATGCAGGCGCACGAAAGCGCGCCCCTGTGCGGACGTGTCCATGGTGGTTCTCCTGTGGTGGCAAAGAAAAAGGCCCGCCGAAGCGAGCCCTTGGTTCCGGTTAGAAGTGACTGTGTGCCCTAGCGGCTTTCCAGCGCCTCGATACGAGCCTCAAGCTGCGCGATTGTCGCCAGTGCTTGTGCTAAAGCATCTGAAGACGTGACCTTGCCGTGCGCGTCGATCTGCATGACGCCAGGAGCGCCAACTTGCGAAGGAGCGATAAAAAAGCTGTCACTTTCCCCGACGTTGACATCCTTGCCCAATCCCGTGGCATTCTTCACGCTGGGTTCTGCCTGCGCGTTGGTGCCGATGAGGACGATGTCTTTGGTATTCGCTGATAGGCTACCGGCACGATCACCGAGGAAGACGGAACGCACGGCCTTCTTCGCCGACATGCCGGCCTTGTTTCCAATCATCACCGATAGCGCTGCACCAGCCGCATAGCCACCGGCGAACCGACCCAGCATAATGGATCGTGTAGCATCATTTGCTTCGTATGCAGCGAATGTTCCAGCGGCTACGAGATGACTGGATCGGTGGGCATACTCACCTGCTGCGTAGCCGAAAACATTTGCGTATTGGAGGCCCGCCACGAAACGCCCAGCGGCGTACCCGATCAACGTCGAGTAATTCACGCTCTTGGCCGCGTACCCCGCCGACCCGCCGATGTTTATGGCGTGGTCGCCATCTGCGAGGTTACGTCCCGCACTCGCCCCGATGTTTACGCTTGACGGTGAATAGACAGCGTACTCTCCAGCTGCTGAACCAACATTAGTAGAGTACGGGGACCGCCAAACCTTGCGGCCGGTCCACGTTCCTAACGCGACAGTGTTGTCGGATTGATAAATTTCCCGGCCGGCAAAACTCCCACTGATCACTGCTGTGGAGGCGTCGTCCCCAAATACTTGGTGTGCCTCCACGCAGGGAGGCATCGCCTTTATCCCAACACTCTGTTGTTCCAGCCGCTTCCTCGCCACCGTGATCTCACGTGTTGGGAAATTCACGAGTGCCTCGCGCAACTCAATGCTGTTGGACACCAACTCCTTCTGATAAT